CCACAGCAACAACAAGCAGCACCTATCTCCCAGCTAATCAGGTTGAGTACTTCAAGGTGCCTGTCCCTGGCACATCAAAGCTGGCCGCTATCAGAGCCAACGCCGACGGAACCCTGTATGTAACCGAGATGGCCTAATGCTGAAAAACCCCGGACTACGCAAGAGCGTCGAGCAACCTGTCCTCGACCTGAACTTTGCCGCATCACAAATTGGCTCTAACGGTGCGCCTGATGGGCGTATGAACGATTTCAATCGTGGCAGCAACGCGTGGTTCGTGGACTCTGATGGTCTGGTGAAGAAGTCGCCGCATAACTTGATACTGTCTAGTGAGACAATAGTTCATGGCGCTTCTGGGTGGCTTGGAGCAGGGGCCAGTCTTGAGTCTAGCCCAGAATCTCCTGATGGAATTGATGGCTCTACAAAGGTTACTTGGAATGGGGTTGGCCAGCTTTACAATTTAGTTAGTGGCATTGTTGCGGGTCAGACATATCAGTTTAGCTACTATGTAAAGCTCGGTACAAAAATCAACAATCGCTATGCAGTTTATGACCATACAAATACTACTTTTATAATCACTTCTTCGATTACATCAGGTGTGTCTTCTTCTGAATGGACGCGAGTTAATTTTACAGTCACAGCGCCATCAGGTTGCACACAGATACGTTTTTATCCTGATAGGGCTGAAAACAACAGCACTGAAACAGGAACGACCTTCATTACAGGCGTCCAAGTCAGCCAGCACAGCACCCTGCCTGTAGACAACCCCTATCTTAAAACCACTGGCAGCGCGGTGTATGCTGCACGGCTTGACCACGACCCGACTTGGTTTATGTCGGCGGCGCAAGAGCAGAACCTCCTGCAATACAGCGAGATGCTAGATGACAGCTATTGGAGCAAAACCCGCACCACTGTCACGGCAAACGCTTTAGAAGCGCCTGATGGAACGGTTACCGCAGAGCTATTGTCAGAAGACACTAGCAGCAGCAATACTCACATTCTTAGACAAAGCACCCCTGCTGATGTTCCACAAACAGCAGGAAAATCATATGTGTTTAGCGGTTATCTAAAAGCGGGTGGCCGTCATAGAGCAAGGATTAGATTCGAAAGTTCTGCTCATCAAGCACATGTCAATTTAATTGATGGCACAATCAATAACCTTGGTATGGATTCTGTTTCTTTGACCGACGAGGGAAATGGATGGTTCCGATTTGCTGGCGTACAAACAGCAGATGCAACAAACGACCCTTTAATTCAAATAATGTTGATTGCAGATGACGGCTCGACCAACTACACAGGCGACGGCTCTAGCGGTGTTTATGTCTGGGGTTTGCAGCTAGAGGTCGGCACTAGCCCCAGCACCTACCACCGCACGGAGGGTGCGCCTTATTACGGCGAGGGAGCCACGCCGAAGGGTCTGCTCATTGAGGAAGCGCGGACTAATCTTCTTACCGATAGCGACGATTTAACTGTTGGCGATGGTTTGAGCGGCGGCATTACAAGCGACCAAAATGCAGCACTCGGCCTTGATGGCACAGTCACAGCAGCCAAGCTAAAAGCGAACAGCACAACCCCGACTAACCCCAGAGTATTCTTCCCCAGTAGTGGGCTGACGCTTTCGGCAGCTGATTATACTTACTCAATTTTCTTGAAAAAGGCAGAGCTTAACTGGGTAAAGGTAAGGCTAGGCGTAAGCGGTAGCTTCCCCGGTGTATTCTTTGATTTGGATAACGGCACAGTAGGTACTGCAAGCACTGGTTTTACTGGCAAGATTGTTGAATATGGCAATGGTTGGTACAGATGCTCAATTACTGCCGCAGCCTCAATTATGTCAGCATCTACATTCTTTGCTGGTGTGCATCTAGCTTCTGCGGATAACACAGTTTTGACATCCGCAACGGTAGGCGATGGCGTGTTTATGTGGGGGCATTTACTGGAGGTTGGCTCTTTCCCTACGTCCTACATAGAAACCACCGGAGCCAGCGCCACCCGCAACGCCGACGTAGCGACGATGGGGCCGACTGTTGCGCCTGATAATCTTGGCCCTGAGCTTGTAACTAATGGCACGTTTGATACTGACACGACTGGTTGGTTTGCAAATAATGTCGTTCTTAGTGCCACGCCGGGTCAGCTAAATGCTGATGATAGTGCTAACGCTGGAAATTGGTCTGCTGCTGTTCAGGAACTTGATGTTGTGACAGGCCGTCGTTATCGCGTTAGCTTTGACATTATAAGCCTGACCGCCACAGTTAGTATTGGCTTTAGGGACACGCAGTCCTATAGCGCTGGAGCTAACAATCTGGACAATTACAATACATTTACGACAACTGGCACAAAGACTGTTGACCTAACCGCTGATGCCACAAAGCCCTATTTTGTTATAGGCGTGAGTGGAACATCCAATGCTGTTATTGATAACGTAAGCGTCAAAGAAATCCTGCCCGGCACTGAGCGTGTGACCAACGGCACGTTTGATATTGATGGTGATGAGACAGGCTGGCAAGACAACAGCATTGCTTCTACTGTAAGCAACGGCGTTGTTGCACTTACATGCAGCGTACAATACGGCAAGTTTCAGCAATACAAAGGCGGTGATGGTGCTTTCACAGGCGCTAAAACTTTGCATGAAGGCCGCAGATACAGAGCCACTGTAGATGTTACATCATATGGTAGCGGCCAATGGCAGTTTGCCCTTTACGATGACACTAATGCAGTAACACTTGGCAGCAGTATCTTTACATCAAGCGGCACAAAGACATTTGATTGCACAATGTCCGACGCTACTAACTTTAGGCTTTGGCTTACCTGTATATCAACAGGCACACACACTGCCAGCTTTGACAACGTAAGCGTCCGAGAACTGTATCCATTCGAGCAGTACAGGCCAGATGAGTTTACGACTGTTGTCACTTTTGACACACAGAACGACCAAAGTCGTGGGCCGTTTTGGTTGAGCCGAGGTGGCGCAAGTACCACAGGGTTTGGCTTGAGGCTGCGGTCAAAGACCACTATGGATTCTATGGTCCGAGATAGCTCTAACTTCAATTCCACAAGCGACATCACAATTACGCCTGCCGGTGACACTGTGGCTGGCAGCTATCAACAAAGAGCAAGTGACACCAGAGTCGAAATGGCTAATGCAACTCAGCATTTTGGAAACGACACAAGCGATATAGATGTATCTGTTGATACATTGCATATTGGCAATTGCTTAATTGGCGGCTCTGATGCCGGCACATTAAGCGGCCACATCAAGCGTATTCGGTTTATTCCAAGACAGCTTTCAGCAAGGCAAATGAAAGATTTGTGCGATGACTGATGACCTCGACAACACCCCGCCGCCACAGGTTGATTGGTATCTGAAAGTAGCCGACAGAGCCGCTCTGATGGCCGCACTGAAAGGGCCAAGCGAAACGCGAGACACGTTTGATGACGAGGGCAATGTCAGCGGCACAGAGACGGTGTACCCTCACAGCATCATTACGCAGGATGACGACGACAATGATGTCATCATGGCCGCCAACTGGGTGCGGGTAGACGACATCGGCAGCATCTATGCGCCTACCGGCAAGACGCTAACTGACGATGAGGGCAACGAGTATCCCGAAATGGCGGCTGTGCCGGGCTATCACGCCAATCTGCGTAAGCTGAGTGACAAGGCCGACACGTTGATACAGCATCTGGAGGATGGTGGTCACATCATAACGCCACCTGCCACACCGGCTAGGGGGTTTGCGTGATGGCAAAGCCTACAGTCACATCTGTCAAAGCTGAACTGGACACCCATGAGGCAGTTTGCGCTGAACGCTGGAAGGAAACCATCCTGCGTATTAAGCGCATCGAACACATCATGATCGGCACTGCTGGCACAACAATCCTTTTGCTTATTGGGATCATAGTTAATGGATGATCCATGTGTTTTTGTTATTTGTTTATGTAGGTGTTGGTGAGGATAAGCGGCTCACTAGTAATGATATGTATTTCCGCAGTGTTGATGACTGCGTGTACTTTGCCCAGAGACTGCACAAACAAGGTAACAACATCACTGCTTATTGTTTGCCGAAATTGGTAGATGACAAGGTAAGGGTGTACTGATGCTTGCGGAACTTGCAGCAGCCAACGCAGCTTTTGCAGTTATCAAGCAAGCTGTATCCAATGGAAAAGAAATTGCTGCCGCAGGTAATGCTATTGCTGAGTTCGTTGGGGCGAAAGAAAAACTACAGCAAAAAGCGCAAAGAAAAGGTGGCGGTTCTGATCTGGAGGAGTTTATGGCTCTGGAGAAAATCAAAGAGCAAGAAGAACAACTCAAGCAGATTATGATTTATGCTGGCAGGCCGGGGCTATGGCATGATTGGCAGAAGTTTCAGGCCAAAGCTAGGATTGCCAGACGAGAAGCAGAGCAGGAACGCAAGAAGAGGCGCAAACATCACTTTGAGGTAGCGGCAATTACGTTCATGTTGATTGTTGTGGCCTGTGTCTTGGCTGCTATTGTTCTTCTGATCTTACACCATCAAGGGAGATTGTGATGGAAGTGACTATGGAACGATTCTTGGCTTGGAAGATACTGCCAAGGCTTATGATGTTTATCATGACGTTCATGTATATCAGGGTAATCGAATGGGGAATGAGCCTAGAAGATTTGTCTACGCAGCAAAGCGCAATGATCAGTGTGGTCAGCGGCGCTATGACTGGCGCTTTTGCAGTGTGGCTTGGGAGTGAGAAGAAATGATCCAAGCACTGATCCCTGCCATTACCGAGCTTGCTGGAGGCTGGCTGAAAGGCAAAGCTGAGCAGAAAGCAGCAGAGGCCAAAGCCAAGGTAGCCAAGGCTGAAGCAGAGGCAGAAGTGATGAAAGTGGCTGCTACCCATGAGGCTGGGTGGGAGAAGATAATGGCACAGGGGACTGTGCATAGCCTCAAGGATGAATGGCTGGTGCTGCTATTCTCCATACCGCTGATACTTGCGTTCTGCGGTGAGTGGGGCAGAGGCATAGTTGCAGATGGCTTTGCGGCCCTTAGCACAATGCCGGAGTGGTATCAGTATAGTTTAGGGGTCATTGTAGCCAGTAGTTTTGCCGTAAGGTCAGCTACAAAATTTTTCAAGAAATAAGGCTATAATTGAACAGCTGTGAAATCGTTTGAGTCTCAACTCTACGAACGGTCCCGACAGGTTCACCTACATTCACATTATCCGCAAAAGCGTCATCTGGTAGTGAGTCTGATACTGCTTGCCATGCTGCTTTTTGTGAGTCGACGTATTCTCGGTCTTTTTTGAGGCCTTCTACAGAGTTGTAGTGGTACTCACGATTGTAGCAATAACGACGCTCTTTCAGACTTGGCATTATGGATTCTCCGGTTTTTCTTGCCCATTATCAGGCATCCAATGGGTTACGTCACCAGTCAGGAAGCCATAGTCACAAGAAAACATATGCATGCCTTTCCATTCTTTGCCGTCTTCATCTACATAAAATCCGTCAAAGGTTCCGCGATGGGTTCCGACTATATGAAAGTGATACCAAACTTTTTGGCCTATTTCCGGCAAACAATCATCAACAGAAATCCAATGACTCATTGGAGCCTCCTTTTTGCTTGATGCATTTGAGAGTGTTTGTTACCGTTCTTGCATGACTGCCCGACCGGCGGTTGTATGGGAAGGGAAGGGGGCAGACCGCACGGATCTGTCCCTTTCTTATGTCTTGATTACTTCCAAGGCCTCATACTTTATCTCAGACCTGTTGCCTGACTGGTAGCACTGGAAGCATGAGAATGTTCCTGCGGCGTCAATGATGAAGGCGCTGTATGCAACCTCCACCATCGATCCACAGTGCTGACAGCGACTAAGCCGCCTCTGCCGCTTTGATTCTTGTTTTCTCTTTCTTGAAGGCATTGGTGACAGCAGACTTGCGTTGCTTGTTGAAGGTTCCGATTGCTTGTGCATTAACCTTCCAGAGAGTATCGATGTCGTCAACGGTTTTGGCATTAGCAAAGTCCTGAATGATCTTGGCCTTCAGCTCATCCTGCTCACCAGCGTCATCTTCATTCTCAGACAATGGCAGATCCTCACCGGCATAGACATTGATGCCGAGGCCGTGGAATGCGATTGCCTTCACCAGACAACGCTGCAGAGCCTTGTTGACCTGACCGCCATCGGGGTGAACAACTGATTGGTTCTTGTGATCCATGACATAGTGGATCTCGGTGTGAGCAATCTCATCGATGGTGACAGTGACCATGACATAAGTATGGCCCTTTGTGTCACGCATGAACGGCAACGGATTGTTCTGGTTGTCACGGAAGATATGCTTCTCGAAAGTGGCATGCGGATACTGCTGCTTGACGTAGGCCCATGCCCAAGTCCAAGACAGATAGTCAAACTTGCCTTTCTTCTTGACCTCTTCGGACACATCAAAAGACGACAGGTTCTGCCATACACTAGGCATTAGATAACCCTCCATACACGGTATTCGTTTGAACTATGGCGACGAGTAGCGATCTTCATGCCACGGCGAGAAGCGGCATTCCTGATTGTCGCAATCTTACCAGCAGCGACCACAAAGCTATCGCCTACTTCCAGCTTATCCATCCAGTCCCACTTACCAGTTCTAGTGGTGGGTATAGGAAAGCCCTTCTCGATTTTAGGGTGATTAGCCATCGTTATCCTCCTTTGGCTCAATGAGGCGACACGAGATAGTGCCGCTGCGTGATCGGGTCACAGAGATCTTGTAACCCTTCATGTTGCCTGAACACGGATAGTCCATGCGTCTGCATCCTTCAGGCATCTTGGCTTTGATGAGTTGTTTGGCTGCGTCAGACACAAGCTCGGATGACTTGGCAACAGAGATGTCGGCTGCATACATGTTGAGTTCAGCCTCACTGTTTTCTGTAAAGTCATCCATGTCACGCATGTCCTTGATGACATACATGTCAGAGTGATCTGCTGGCGGCATTGCCATAGGCGCAGCCTCAACACCATTCTTGTACATGTTCCAGAAGTTGACACAGTTGTCGATATACATGCTGGCCCAGGACTGATCGAGAGTAAGCATACGCCACTCCATGCGGCAGCGAACACCGAACAGCGCTACGAGATAGCACCTGTCAGTACCGCTAACGAGCATGTGATGCTGGCACTGAGGAGCATAGAAGTCAGCAAGCTCGTCCATGTCCTTGAATCCGAAGTGCGCCTTGATCTCCAGAGGAGCGTTGTCGCCAACAACACGCCCATCAAAGGTAGAATGCAGAGGCACACCGTTACGGATAATAGTCTTGCCACCTCCACGGAAGTTGACCTGTCGCTTTTCAGCCTCGGCCCACTTGTCGATGATGTATGGCTCCAAGTATGTTCCGGTATCCATAAGGAGCTGCGTCTGCTTTGAGAACTTAGCACGTTCTTCTCCCGCTTTCTGGCGCATCAGAGTCATCCACTCTGCAATGTCGCCGCCAGCAATAATCTTGGCATCGGATGAGCCAATGTAAGTTGCACGTTCTTTCAGTTGAGCGTCAGTCAGCATCGTGTTCCTCCTGATATTCACGCCAGTTATCAACAAGCACTAGTTCCAGCCCATGCTCACATCCAATCTCTGTGGCTTGTGCATCAGCCTCTTCTCTTGTTGGTGCGTAAACCTCGAAGTAGTGATAGGTGTCGTACACCCATAGCTTATCCTTTCTCATACCGGACACCTCGAATCCATCTCATCCATCTTTTCATTGTGGCATTCACACTCGCCAGCTTTGACGGTTGCGTAGTCACAATCATGTTCGCAGTCCACACGATCACCTGACGAGTTCTTGCCGCCAGATGCGTATGGATTGTCGAAGTCATCAAAGAAAAATGGACGATAGTCTTCTGGGTTTGTGCGGCTGTAGAAGTAAAGCTCTGCCTTACCGACAGGCTTGATTGATTCTTTCAGAACTTCAAGCGGTGTCTTGAAGTCTACAGTCTCTCCCTCTTCGTCTGTGCCACAGAAGAGAGCATTGTTTGCAAGAGGATGGGGATAGTTCTTGTGAATCCAGAACCAGTTGGGCTGATACAGGCCCTCGTCATCGATGTAAGCACAGTCTCCATTCTCGTAGAGGCGAACAACATCGAACGTACGGCAACCAATGGCAGGAGAGATATCCTCCCATGTGTTGAACTTGAATTCATTGAACAGAAGATTGATGCCGTCATCAGCGGCGGTAAGCAGGAAGGCCTTCATCACGGTACTCCTTGAATGTCAATACACACTACCATATAGTTGGCTTGTTATCGAGGGCTAATGCTATGTGCGAACAGCAGTTTACCTCTGATTTAATCAAGCAATTTCAACGCCGTAGATACGATCTTGGCATAACTCAGGTCGCTCTGGATTCCATGCTCGGAGTTTCCCCTGGTGTCGTAGCCAAGTGGGAAATCGGAAACAGGAAGCCAACATTGTTCAATGCGTACTGCTGGGCTGAAGCCCTTGGTTGCAACATAAAATTAGAGGTGCGAGATGATGATCTGCGGGATTGACCCCGGTGTTACCGGAGGCATTGCGTTTTACAATGGGCTGGAGTTGTACGCCCATCGTGTTCCCACATCCAAACTAGCCAACAAGAAAATTTTGGATATGGAAGGTATTTGCAAACTGCTGGTGCAATACGAACCTGACATGGTTTTTATTGAACAGCAGCAAGCCATGCCGAGGCAGGGTGTAGCCAGCACCTTCAAGACTGGCTTTGGCTACGGAGTTTACATCGGCATATTGCACGCACTTGGCTATAGCTACACAGTCGTCATCCCACGGAAATGGAAGTCAGATCTGGGCGTGCCTAGCGATAAGGATATGGCCCGGCAACGAGCAACTGATCTCATGCCAATGGGAGAGAGCAGCTGGTCTCGCAAATGCGAAGACGGTGTTGCCGAGGCATCGTTGATTGCCTATTGGGGCTTGTACTGCGGCCAGTCACCCAGCGGATCGAAGACAGGATTCTTGTCCAAGAACTTTACCAAAGCCTCAATGCGAGCTTTCTTTGGTCCTGATGACACCTTGCCGAAGCAGTAATCCTCAAGCATCTCGATCTGATTGATCTTGTACTTGTTCAGCCATTTGGCGTCTGGTTTGAACCATCCACGTTCACCTGACGCCCTGCTGAGAGAAGCAAAGTCTGGGATGATTTCCTTGATCGTGTCAGAGTAGAAGTCATACTTGCCCAGACCCGTGAGGCAACACGCAACAAATAACTTATCAAGCTCCAAATCTGGGAGATCAACGCAGTACTTGAGCGGTGTAGTGCCGTCAGCATCGAAAGCGTCTCTAGCAGCGTCAATGTGAGACTGTATACACGCCTCATGAAGCGGATGTACATAATCATCTGGGTACTCCTCACTGGGGAACAGCGTCTGGTGATCTGCATAGACATGACCGACGCGGTTGGTGTGGTTGTAAGTATATCCGAGGGATCGATGACAAAGCAGAGCCTTCATGATCTTGACGTAGCCAAGCTCATTCTCGAAGATGCTGTCTTTCATGAAGTGTGCGTAGTAACCAGCAAGCAACGCTTCTTGAGGCTTTGACATTGTAAGAGGCGTTACTTCACCCTCTTCCTCTGCCTCGACCTCCTGTGCTTCCTGCTGCTCCTTGGTCTCACGCATCACAAGTTCTTGGATGGTGACAGCAAAACGAGAGCTATTGTACTGGATGCACAGTATTTTGTCGGCAATGCCATATGTCTCATGATTTTCATCATAGACAGCGGTGAAGCCACGGCACTCAGGGTCATCCCAATAGAATGAGTCACGCAGTAGGATGGCGTCTGCGTATCCTTTTGCACGATACTCTTCAACCATGTTGAGCAATGCACCCTGCTGAAGAGCCTCAAACTCCTCAACATTGGTGATATATTCCTCATCACTGAAGAGATCTGACTCTATGTTCAGCTTGTCACGATTCTTGTCTACATCAAACAAAGCGTGCTTGACCTCAATCTTCTTCAGAGTCATGAAATGTTTGATTGAGGCGATGTGGTAGTTGACGTTCTCTTCCAGATACTTGTCCTGCGCTGCATGATCGCCAAGCGTCAGAGCCTCTGCCACGCCGATGTTGAAGTCATAAGCACGGAACATCTGCTTGGCTTTGTCAGACAGCTCAGCGAGGCCCACACGCTGTTTAACCCACTTGTCAGTTTGACCAAAGCGAGCAGCGACTGACACAAAGTCTTCACTGCCGTCTGCAACAAGCGCCATGATGACATCACACTCGTCAAGCGGGTGCATGTTCTCACGCATCATGTTGGCATGGAGGCCAACCTCACGATCATCAGAGTCAAGAACCACACAGTTTACGAGCGTGTCTTTGTCCTTGTGTATCTGGCGCAATGCTTCGAGGCGACGGCCGCCATCGATGACGTTGTAGCCCTTGCCGTTCTTGACGACGACAAGATTATGAAGCAGGCCCTTGGCCCTGATTGAGGCGACAAGCTGCCAGTGACCTTCTTTACTGGCTTTTACTTGCCTCACATTGTAGGGACTCTGCTTGAGTTCCTTCAGCGGTATCTGCTGTTGCATCGGTTTTTTCCTCCGTTTGCATGATTACAAAATAGTTCTTCCACTCTCCTGCCTTTGGCTTGAAGCGGCACATGGGGAATGAGTAGCGCTCTTCCTTGGGTTTGAAAGTGATTACTTGGTGAACGATAGTTTCGTAACCCAGCTTGGGGCAGTAGTCCCAGAACTGAAGCGAGACCATATCGTTCTCCACCTTCCATGTGATTCGGTGGCAGTCGATTGAGATTGATGAGCTGTGCAACTCAGTCCTCCATGATTTTGTCTGTCAAATACTTGCTGGCGAAGGCGACACCAATCCATAACGGTGCGCCCAGAACGCTCACCAGCAGGGTCGGATTGATCCCCATACCGACGAGTAAGGTCAGGACAAGAAACGACAAGGCTAGGTGAACAGTGACGAACCAGCCAATCCAGCGGGTCTTGTCGTTCAGGAAATTGAGTCGTCGTAGTGTATTGAGCATGCGTTGTTCCTCCCGATGTAGAATTCTTTCTGGTCATCATCCATCTCCGATTCCAGCAAAAGGTCAGAGCCTCCGCATGTCGTGCAGAAGCCGCCGTTGTGATTATCGTAGTGTTTGAGATCTTCATAAGATAAGTGCCATGTCTCACAGTCACGGCAGATGTAAACATCATTCATGGTTCCAGTATCCCTTCTCGAATCATGTCTGAGATCCTGTCCTCTACCCAAGGTTCCTTGAGGCGTTGGTACAGGCCGGTGTCGTGGATGTACTGCCAAGCGTCAACAAACTCCTGATCGGATCGAGGCGTCTCTATGCCTTTGGCAATCATAACCGCCACATTGGGGGTCATATCACTTGTGAATGGTTTCATTGGCTTCTCCTCTGAGGCGGATCACTATGCTTACCTATCCACAGGGTAGCCATGGCCCCTGCTTCAAACCAACCTTACGTCTCGCTGAGTGGCTTTCCCACCGATGCGGTCGGCATCCACCCCTCAGCACAGCAATCACTCCGCACTTTCAAAAAGGGTGAGAGAGGCGGGGAGGAAATCCGCCCCTCTCCATTTCAGATTAGAATGGGATGTCGGTGTCGTCCACCTTCCCGCCAGCCGGGGCGTTACCACCCTCTGACTGGCTCCCACGGGAACCGAGGCGGAACGTCGAGCCAGCACCAGCCAGCTTGACCTTGAAGGAACGCTGAGTCTGGCCGTCCTTCTCGTACTCCTCGATGATGGGTTGACCCTGAACGAACACGGTGCTGCCCTTCTTGAGGTACGGCTCGATGACGTTGGTGACGAGGCCTTTGCCATTGCCACCATCCCACGCTTCGCAGCGATACCAGTGGGTCTTTTCGACCTTCTCACCGGCCTTGTTGGTGTAGTTCTCGTTGACTGCGACAGAGAAGTTGGCAACCTTTGTGCCGTTCACGTCACGGATCTCTGGGTCTGCACCAATGTTACCGGATACAGTGATCTGAGCGAAATTCATGTCTGATTCTCCTTACGTTGGACATGATTGAAATGAGGCAGTTTACACGAGTCATGCCCAGGACTCCCAACAGGCGAGGGACTGTTGACTCCCACAGACAGTGAGTTGCAGGGAACATTGTTTCCCACTGCCTGATCCAAATCATCTTGGCTTAACTTCTTGCCACCGGAAGCGGAGCCCAGAACGGACAGGCCTCTTGTAACCTACTGCTTTCTTTGACAAAAGTAATGTCAGAGAAATTAGGCACCCCCCTATCACTGCTGCCATCATGCCAGCAAAAGTGCCAGCAAACATGACGACAAGCAGCAATGTTGAGATGATGTCGATAGGAACGTCAAGCCAAAGAACTTTTTTGAAGTCAAACTTGGCTAGAAGAAACAGAATAGCGAGACCGGCAAACACACCGGCAATAACAAAGAACAACATGTGATCCTCCTCTGAGGCGAAGAAATCGGTGGTGAGGTTGACAAGGTGATGGGAGACCTGACGCGATGCCAGATCTCCCTCCCGGTGTTACTCAAGGTGCATGCTGTCTGCACCATGATCCTGATCGACTGGTGCCTCGACCAACCCTGTCTCCCGGGCAAATGTCCAGAAGTCATCCTTGTTGGCTTGGTACGTCTCCATAGTGAGCTGACCCTTCCTGGCCCTCATCCGCTGAACCTTGGGCAGATCCTTGAGCCGAGTATAAGCGCCGAAGCTGATGCCGCTGACGTCGATGGCGTGCTGCCTGACAGGGCCGCGAGCTACCTTGAACGCCTCGTTGATTGTCCACCACTGGACACGAAGGCGCTCAAGCTGCTCGTCGTACTGCTCGATGGTGTTCTGCGTGATCTCGATACCGACATCGTTGCGGATGGCCTTGGCACGCTCACGCTTGACCTGAACGGCACGGTTAGCGACGTTGTCGAGCATCTTCTCGAACATGCGGGGCAGCTGGTCGCCGAGCTTGGCCTGTATGATGACGTCGTTGCCGTCGTCGAACATGTCGATGACAGCCTTGAGACGGCTGGCAAGCTCACGACACCACCGTGCATGGTAGTCGTCGTCGGGCAGCTGATCTTTCTGCAGTGCCTTGGCGATGCGGTCAAGATTCTCAGGTGTCAGGTCGTCCATTGTCATCTCAGTCATGTGATTCTCCTCTCAGTCAAACAGGTAGTTACGATAGCCTTTAACCCAGAACAAACTGGAACTGGCTTCTATCAAAACCTCGCAACCCTCTTGTGTCAGCTTGTCTGCCCAGCGATGCTCCTTGAACATCTTCTGCGAGTCAGCAGGGCAACCAAGGTTGTGCATGACGTTTAGTGCAGCAGTGATGCGTCGGATGTGCTTACGCAGCTCAGACTCCCAATCGCTCCACTCCCCACGGTGACAGGTCATCTCCTCACCAAGGTTGATGAGCAACTGCTCGTGGATACGGATAAGATCGGCAGGGCTGATCTCCCAGATGGTGTTCGGTATCTTCGTAATCATGATTCACCTCTACGTTTGCGGGGTGGGCAACCTCACCCACCCCATGTTGGCTTTGTGTCAGTCAAAGATGTTGATATCAGAGTCGCTCATCTGCTCTGCAAGATCAGCAGCACGTTGCAGATCGCCTGACTCCAGTGCCAGACGAACCTCATCTGCTGCCCAGACATCAGGCAGATCTGTGAACGAATGATGTGCGATGACGGTATCAGCAATGACCTCGGACTCATCGACCGGACGGAACTTGTATGGTTGCATGGTCTTTCTCCTTTACGTTTGACCAGTTCGCTACACACTCACAACGATTGGTAGCCTTGACCCCGCCGGACCACAGCAGGCTCGCAGCAGTCAAGCCCCTTGCCCGCAAGGGTGAATATTGTTTGGCCGGTATAGAACGAGATGATTGAGAAACATGAGCCGCGCTACTGCACGGCGACACCATACGGATCACACAAGATATGAGCCAAAGAATATTCAGGGCTTTACTGATCGAGACTGAATGGGGTCATCATTTCATGATAGGCTAACAAATCGTTGTGTGTGTGTTTCAAGACAGAGAGTCGCCCTGTGGAGTTCGCTGATGTCCCCATCAGGACATCAGTGAAACACAGCGACGAACGGTAACGTGATGACTCGCATGTGAGTGTGTTAGCGGAACCCAGAATCTCAGCGGAAGGGCGGTGCGAGCCGACCTTTCACCTGAGATTATGATGGTGTCCGATTACTACGAATCATGCTGTTGATACGAGAACGAAAAGAAACGACACAGTAAGAACGTGATGTAGGTCAGGCTCCGCAGATGAGCTTTAGCTCAACCTGTGGAGGAACAATAACAATGGCTTACAACAAGTGACTTGACAGGGTTTTGAGAGGACTGTGTATACTCGCTCGTAGCGCAACAGGACACGAACATGACCAAGGCAGACGAAAGCCAACAAGAGCGATACAAAGGTGGTGTGGTTCCGATGGAAGACATCGAGAAACATGCTCCCGAAGTGCGGACGGCACAGCCGCAAATTACTGATGCACAAGCGGAGTTGGTGCATGTAATCTTGCATGATGGTTGCAACCCAACAGAAGCAGCAGAGAGGTTGGGCAGGAACAAGGCTTGGGCGTACAATACGCTACGAAAACAGCATGTTATCGAATACAGACAACAGTTGGCTATGCTGACTTTGGGATGGGACGCCACACAAGCGATGGCAACAATGAGAGAACTGCTGACAAGCAAGTCACAATACGTCAGGCTGGAAGCTGCAAGGGATCTGATGGATCGTGCTGGATTCAGACAGGACGCGGTGAGAACACCTAGCACTGCGGTGCAGATTAACTTCAATGTTGACTAGGGGTCCCAACGCTAATGTAGGTCTCTGTGTAAACCGCCTTAGAAAACTGCGACGGACCACATAGACGGTATTTCACACGCACAACGGATCAATCTAGAGCAACCCCCCAAAAAATATTTTAACCCAAGGAGGCGATTATGGGTGAGAAAAGTCCAAGCGAAGGCGGCGGCAACGAAAGAGCAAGATCAGCTCGACTGAAGAAAGAGCGTGAAGCTGCTGAAGCCGCAAGAAGGGCTGCCGCAAAACAGCCGATGAAGGTCTCAACAACAAATCGAACAGACAGACAGCAAATGGCTACTGCTGACAGGATGCCCGGTGGCTATGGCGGCATGACAAGATCAAAAGCGGCAATGGGCACGAGAGCATCTGCCATTGAAGAGCTTACTGCACGAAGGGATGATACCCGCAATCCAATTAGCCGAATGAACCTTGATAATCAGATTAGGGAACTAAAAGCTGGCGGTACTCCTGTTCAGACAACCTTTAGCCGTACAGGTGCCAGAGCCGGTGAGGTTTTGACTGTTGGGGTTGTTGGCAGGGGTGGAAGATTCTCTGGCCGTCAGGGATTTGATCCCGGTTCCGGTAATGTCAGGCTGAATCCCAATACCGGCGCATATGAATCTAGATATGGAATGGGGGGAACTAGCGGTTCTGGTGGCGATAGTGAAAGAGCAACAACATCAGCTACTGCCCCATCTACTCCAGTAAAGTCTATAACTGGAGCCACACAACCTCCGACTGGCCTTGGATCTGAAGATGCTGCACGAAGAGCATTTCTTCAATCCGGTTCAGGTGGAGTTATCCGACGTAAATACGGTTTGTAATGCAACTTGATTACAAACCACCCGGCCCCATAGCAAAAGCCTTTATGAAGGACGAGGCTTTTGTTCGGGGGATCAGGGGTCCTGTGGGATCTGGCAAGTCTGTCACTTGTTGCATGGAGATAATGCGCCGTGCAGTTAACCAGAAGCCAAATGAAGGTGGTATAAGGCGCTCAAGGTGGGCCGTTATCAGAAATACCAATCCCCAGCTAAAAACCACCACGATCAAGACTTGGCGTGACTGGTTCTCAGACGAGATTGGCAAGTTTGTGTGGTCGCCTCCGTATACACATCTTGTCAATTTCTCTCTGGGGGATAAGACTACTGTTGAGCTTGAAGTCATCTTCTTGGCTTTGGATAAGCAGGAGGATGTTAAGAAGCTGCTGTCATTGGAACTTACAGGAGTATGGATCAATGAAGCACGAGAGATCCCTAAATCGATTGTGGACGCCTGCACCATGCGCGTGGGCCGCTTTCCCTCTATGCGTGATGGTGGGCCTTCTTGGTTTGGCGTTATCATGGACACAAACGCACCAGACGAGACGCACTGGTGGGGGATCATGTCAGGAGAAGTCCCAGCACCTGAATATATGGCAGAAGAAGAGAAGATCCTTCTAATCAAGCCAGATGACTGGATGTTTTTTTCCCAGCCAAGTGCCATGAAGGAGATCAAGAACCAATCCGGCGGTATTGAGGGCTATGAGCTAAACAACAAGAGGGAAAACAAAGAAAACCTCCAGCCCAACTATTATGACAAGATTATCCTTGGTAAGGCCCCGTCCTGGGTTAAGGTTTATGTACTAAATCAGTATCAGGCCCTAATGGACGGCAAGGCCGTCTATCAGTCATTCAGAAAGGAAGCCCATGTTGCCCAATCACCCATTGAGCCGATCGATGGCAGGGAGGTTATCGTTGGCATTGACTTTGGCCGCACGCCGTCGGCAATCTTTACGCAACAACTCCACTCGGGCAAGTGGACAGTATTCCACGAGGTTATCGGGCAGGACATGGGGGCAGGAAGGTTTGCGGATGTCCTCAAAAGAGAAATCACTCGACACGGATGGGACAAGCACGACTTCAAGTTCATAGGCGACCCTGCTGGCAACCAGATGGCCCAGACATCAGAGCAGACGCCGTTTATGATTTTAAGGGCGGCCGGCATTCAGGCTTATCCTGCGCCAAGCAACGACACACAGATACGCATCGAAGCTGTCGATGGTGTCCTAAACAGGATGGTGGATGGCTATCCGTCAGTTGCAATCAGCCCGAATTGCACTGTGCTAATCTCTGGTTTTGAGGGTGGCTATCAATATAAGCGCCAGTATCACATGGGTAACGAGCGGTTTGAGGAAAGACCGTCGAAGAACAGGTTCTCTCATATTCACGATGCTCTCCAATATGCGTTCTTAGGGGGTGGTGAAGGTCGAAAGGTAGTGTTCGGTGGGAGTAAGCGGCCTTCCCATACAACCGTTGCGAGGGTTGGAAACCCTTTGGAGAGACAAAGAGAGCGTAATGGCTTCAAATCTAGGCGTCTCAGGGCATGAAATGGATAATCTGCTTTAAAAAGGCTAATAATATTGGCACTTGGAGGTTATTTACGGCTCATAGACCCGATTTTGGGCATGTATTTGCCGTCAGATACGATCCTGATCTTGATTTATGGGTTAGGTTTGAGTGTGCCAGCCAAAGATTCAATTTTGACTTGCTTTCGGAAGAGGCTGCTGACTATTTGGTTTATGATATGGTCGAAAACTGCCTCTGCGTTGAGGTAGAAGCTGTAGACAACTCTATTTATGCCCCTCGTTGGCTTTATTGCGTAAGTTTTGTAAAGCATATTATAGGTATCAGGAAACCTTGGGTTCTGACGCCTTATCAGCTGTATTGTGAATTGATTAAAAAAGAACACCGTATCATCTTTACCAAATCACAAGGAGAAGACGATGGGATTCATGTCTGCCCCCAGCCCGCCGCCACCTGATCCAGAGTTGGCAAAGCAGCGTAAGGCTGAAGAAGATCGACTTGCAAAACAAAAAGCTGAAGACGAGCGTCGTCAAGCGGAAATGGAACGTAAGCAGCGCCAGAATCTTATTGGTGCAAGATCGTTGCAGGATGAGGATATTGTTGGATTCACTGGATATCGCCGCAGAAGCCTCGGCAAATCCATAAGGAGTTAATATGTCACCCCATGTAGATGACGGCAATCCGACCCCAGCATCGGCTGCATCAGGCAATAAGGAAGAGCTGAAGCGTGTAATGGATCGCTTCAAGAAGGCCAAAGGACGCTGGAACTCTTGGACCGATTTGTGGGAAGAGATCTATGATTACGTTCTTCCTCATCGTGAGAGTTTTTTTCAAGAAAGCCCAGCAGCTCGGCGTACCGAAAATATATATGATGAGACTGCTGTGGTTGGTCTGCCTAAGTTTGCTTCTCGTCTACAACTTGGTTTCTTTCCACCGAATGGTCGTGCATTCCGACTTCTACCCGGCCCCGAGTTTCCTAACGAACTCCGCAGTAAATCCCTAGAAGAAGAGCTTGATCGTATCACAGACCTTATCCATGAGGGTCTGCGGAACTCTAACTTCAATGCCGAGATGCACGAAGGCTTACAAGACCTTGGCCTTGGGACCATGAACCTCCTTGCTGAAGAGGGGCGGTTTATGGGTGATCTGCATTTTACGTCTGTACCTCCCACCAATCTTGCGCTTCTCCCCGGTAAGCAAGATACGGTGACAGACTGGTTCCGCTGGAACTACCAGACAGATCTGACCGAAGTAAAACATCGGTATCCCAAGGCTAAATTTACAGACAAGATGCTCAAGGAGCAGAAGAAGAACCCAAATCGCAAAACACGCATTGTTGAAGCCACAATGTATGATGCGACTAATAGGTTTAAGGACGAGTATACCTATTATCTGATCTCCGAGACCGATCAGGCAATTCTGATGAAAGAGAAGCTAAACGGTCGTGGTGCTACCCCTTGGATTACAACACGTTGGTCTAAGTCCGGTTTTGAGGTTTGGGGCCGTGGTCCTGTGCTGCAAGCAATGCCAGCAATCAAGACGTTGAATCTGACTGTGCAGCTTATCCTTGAGAACGCCGAAATGGCTATCTCTGGCAGCTATGTCTATGATGATGATGGTGTTTTCAACCCTGACAATATTACCATTCAGCCGGGTACATTTATTCCAAGAAGCCCCGGTAGTGTAATCGATAGTCTTCAAAGCCCAGGACGGTTTGACGTAGCCCAATTAGTATTGGATGATATGCGCCGCAACGTCCGTAAGGCGCTCTTCATTGACGAACTGGACACTCGTCCTAATGCGAGAACTCCACTTTCTGCTACAGAAGTCAGTGAACGTCTTGCAGACGTTGCACGAGATATGGGTGCCGTTGCTGGCAGGATGCAGAAAGAATTTTTGCAGCCGCTGGTTGAGCGCATCGTCTATATCTATAAGAAGCAAGGCCTCTTAGACATACCAAAGGTGGACGGACGCGAACTGCGTATCGTTCCAGTTTCTCCCCTGCTACGAGCGCAGGACCAGCAAGACGTTGCTGATTTTGTCAGGTTTCAGCAAACTGTTGCCTCCACCTTTGGACCTGAGATTACCCCTGTCCTGTACAATCAGGAAAAGGTAGTTCAATATCTTGCTCAGAAGTTTGGGATCATGGAGGAGCTTCTTGCAGATCCCAAGCAGGTGCAGGGCAATGTCGAAGTTCTGCAACAGTTGATGCAAACACAACAGGGGCAATAGTGAGTAAGCAACGTGGAACGATTTCGGTTGATGGTCGCGGATATACTAGTGACGTTGAAGCTGATCTTAATTCTAAGGCCTACGGTCTCTTTGGCTCTGGGATTGGCAGGGATTTTCTCCAGTATCTCGAAAGCATTACGACGCAAAGCATACACCCTGCTGGAACAAATATCGAAGTATTAGCCCATGCTGAAGGCGCTAGATGGGTTGTTGCAATTATGAAGAAGCGTTGCGAGCTAGGAAGGAAACAGGGCGATGGCTAAACCGGCAAATCCTAGTCTGTATGCAAGAGCAAAGGCCATTGTTAAAGCAAGGGTCAAGAAGTGGCCTAGCGCATATGCAAGCGGCCAGTTGGTTCAGCAGTACAAGCGCATGGGTGGCAAGTACAAATGAGCCTGACCAAGTGGTTCAATGAGAAGTGGGTAGACATATCCACGAAGAAAGATGGAAAGCATCCTGCATGTGGCCGCAAGATGGGCGATGGCAGGAGGGGCTATCCAAAGTGTGTTCCTGCGTCCAAGGCTGCAAGGATGTCTTCTTCTGAGAAGAAAAGTGCAACTCGACGCAAAAGAGCAACTAATCCTTCAGGTGGCGGTAAAAAGCCAACATATGCGAGGACATAATGGCAGATAGAAAGAAGCAGCTTACTGATAGGCAGAAAGCAACGATGAAAAAGCATCGTAAGCATCACACTAAGGCTCATATGGATTTTATGACCAAGAAGATGATGGGTGGCGCAACCTTTACCCAAGCGCATAAGATGGCTATGAAAAAAGTTGGTAACTAATGGCCCCTAGAGCGAAAAAGACACCGGCATGGCAGCGCAAGGAAGGACAAAACCCAGAGGGCGGCCTCAACGAAGCTGGAAGGCGTTCGTTGCGAAGGCAGGGGAAAAACATCAAACGCCCAGTTTCGGCAAAAGAAGCAAAGAAAAGCCCAAAGAAAGCGGCAAGACGCAGGTCTTTCTGCGCTCGTATGAAGGGCATGAAAAAGAAGCTGACTTCAGCTAAGACCCGAAACGACCCTAATAGCCGTATCAACAAAGCACTAAGAAAGTGGGATTGCTAAATGAGTGAGGAACTTCAGGAGACCGCAGAGGTCGAAGAACAGCCACAGGTTCAGGCAGATGTGCAGGAGCAACCTGAGGAATCATTTACTGACAGGCCAGATTGGCTTCCAGAGAAATTCAAGACCCCAGAGGACATGGCGAAAAGCTATGGTGAGCTTGAGCGTGGATTCTATCAGCGTAAGGATGATCTGCGTGAGCAGATTATTGATGAGATCAATCAGGATGCGATGAAAGATGCTCCTGCCAGTCCCGCTGACTATGATGTCAACTTTCAAGCGCCAGAAGGCATGGAGTATACCGTTGACGATGATGATCCTCTTCTTGGCTGGTTTAAGGGCAAAGCTCATGAGTATGGCTTGTCCCAAGATGAGTTCGATGGACTTATCAATGAATATGCACAGGCAGATCTTCAACGTGGGCCTGACTGGAATCAGGAATCAGAAGCCCTTGGTGAGTATGCAGAAGATCGACTAAACCGTGTAGACGGTTGGGCGAGGGGTAGCCTGACGCAAGAAGGCTATGAGGTCTTTGCCAACATTCCTGCATCTGCCGGCATGGTGCAACTTTTTGAAGAGCTGATGGAGCTGAATGGCCAGCCGCAGTTCAATATGGTTTCTGAAACAGAGTTTCAGGAAGTTCTTTCTCTGGACGAGCTTAGATCCATGCAAAATGATCCTAAGTATTGGAAGGAGAAAGACCCTGCATATATCGCTAAGGTGCGTGCAGGGTTCGATCAGTATTCTCGGCGCAACCGTTAATGTGAATTAACAAGCTGAGAATATTGTGACATGTTGTTTGTACTAGAAGGCCCTAAAGCAATGGATAATCTTCGGACCCTGCGCTGACGGATAACCAGACTAGAATCGAACTTGTATCAACTCGACCAAACCCGAGGAGGGTATAATGGCTACACCGTCCATTAGCACTTCCTTTATCGAGGAGTTTGAGTCTGGCGTCCACATGGCTTATCAGCGCATGGGGTCCAAGCTCAGGAACACCATTCGTACTGCGAATGGGGTCAAGAACAAGACCACGTTCCAAAAAATCGGTAAGGGCTTTGCTACCACCAAAGCGCGGCATGGTAATGTCGCACCTATGAATCTTGCTCACACAAATGTCAGCGTGACCCTTGAGGACTATTTTGCTGGCGAGTGGGTAGATGATCTCGACCAACTCCGTATCAACCATGATGAGATGCTTGTCGCTCAACAGTCTGGTGCATATGCACTTGGCCGTAAGACCGACGATCTCATTCTGGCAGCTATGGATGCTACCACTTCGACCCATAACGAAACCTCAAACGGCGTTACGCTTGCTTGGGCTTTCGGCCTTATGGAGCTTTTCGGCAACAACAATGTTCCTGACGATGGTCAGCGTTACGTTGCTGTTGGCTGGGAGCAGTGGTCACAGCTTCTTGATCTGGATGAGTTCTCTCGCACCAACTACGTTGGCGAAGGAGACCTTCCTTTCAATAACGCTATGACCGCCAAAGAGTGGCTTGGCTTCATGTGGTTCCCATTCTCTGGTCTAAGCGAAACTAACGGTTCTGGTGCTGCTGGCACTACGCACCGTAAGTGCTTTGCTTGGCATCAGGGTTCTGTGGGCCATGCAATCGGCGCTGATGTTTCGTCCAACATGCAGTATCACAACGACAAGGATGCGTACTTTGTTCTGAACAAGATGCAGATGAACGCTACCCTGATCGATGCTGAAGGTTGTTTCGAACTTGAGCTGAAGAAATAAGGAGGAGTTGAGATGGCTTATACAGACGCAAACTTCACCTTGGTTAACTATTCAGGCAATGGCTTCCATATCTGGCACTATGTGTCTACTGGCGACAACCTGAACACCATTGATACCGCTGGCTACTTCAATGATAAGTCTAGCGAGATCAATGTTGGCGACGTTATCTTTGTCAACGCTTCAAACGGCTTTGGCATTGCAACCGTTGTTTCCAACTCTGGCGGTACCGTCGATACTGGCGATATCGTGAGCATGACAACGGATAGTCGTTGATGGCTAAGGCTCCAGCAAAAAAGAAGGCGGCAGCGAAAGCTGCCCCTTCCTCGTCTGCCAAGACTGTTAAACGCCGTAACGGCACAGTCACATTTGGCAAAAACACAACCATCGGCAAGGGAGTCCAGTAATGGACCCAGATGAAATTCGCAAAAAAGGCAACAAGATCGTTGGCTTTGAGCATCGATCTCGTTCTGGAAAAACCACTGAGCTTCTTGGCATTTACAACATGCCTGATCCAAATTCTCCAATGAATCGTCTGATTCGATATATGGGAAAATTAAAAAAATCAGGCACTACTCAGGGCAGAAATAATCCTCGTAAGGGAGCTAGGTAATGAAAAAGAAGCCAATCAAAAAGCCTAAGCCACGCAAAGGCGGGGGTTACTGATGTACGGTAAGGGCAAAATCAAGAAAAAAGCCAGCAAAACTATGGGTAAGCCCACTCTCACTGCAAAACAAAAAACCCTTCCTAAGGAGCTTCAGGAAAAGATCCTTGCCTCTAAACAACGGAGCGCATAATGCATGCAGGATTTAAGAACTGCCCAACATGCCCGACAAAAGCAAAGTGTCGTGCAGCAGGGAAATGCTTAAACAAAAAGAAGTCTCCAAGAAACATGGGTCGTTAGTAAATGCCAACAACTCCATCTACCGATATTGAAGTAGCGCAGAAGGCAATGGTTCTGATCGGTTTGGAGCCATTGACCTCATTTACTGATGCTACTGATGAAGCTCTGGTAGCTAACACCATCTATGAGGATGTTGTTGCAGACTGTCTTAGTCAGCATAGCTGGAACTTTGCTACAGGTCAGAAGGTTCTTGCAAGACTTACTGATGTTCCTGCCGATCGTTGGGATGCTGCATATGCTCTTCCTACAAATCCCCAGACGCTTCAGGTAATAACTGTAACCATTGATGATGTGCCGCAGCGGTATGACATCTATGAGCGCTATGTGTATATAAACGCACAGGCAGAAGATAATGTAGTCCTGAACTATGTGTTTCGGCCTGAAACGCAGTACTGGCCCCCTACATTTACAATGTGGGTTATCTTCCGTCTTGCGTCTGTATTGGCTTTGTCTGTGACACGCAAAGCAGATGTTGCAAGCTCGTATACTACGCTTGCTGACGCTCAGTTCCGTCGTGCAAAGGCAAGAGACAGCCAGCAAGTTACGACACAAGGCTTGCGATTAAGCAGATTCAATCGTGCCAGACTTGGTAGTGGAATCTTTCAAGAGATAGAAGGCACATAATGAAATGGCGCTGCTTAGACAGTTATATACAAACTTTACGTCGGGAGAGGTAACACCCCTTTTCTCGGCAAGAATTGATGCAGCCGCCTATAAGAATGGCGTAAAGGATCTTGAGAATTTCCGTATCCTTGCTCAAGGCGGCATCAAGCGTAGGCCCGGTTTAAGAAAACGCTATAATGTTGGCCTTGGCACCTCGTATGCTACTCAGCTTGTGCCTTACGTTTATGATGAAGATGAAGCGTATCTTATTCTTTTTGCCAGCACTGGCAGTCAAGCAGCTATTCAGGCTTACGATCCCACTAAAGAAACATTTGCAATAAACATGACTGGCTCTGCAGGAAACTGGACTGCTGCAGGTATAGTTGGAAATTTAAAATATGCTCAATCTGGGGACACAATGATTGTTGTTCACCCAGACATGCCAATGCTTGTTCTTACCAGAACATCTGCTACTGAGTTTGCTAGAAGTGACTTTACCTTTGATACCTCTGGTGGGTTTATTCATCAGCCTTACTATAAATTTGCTGATCCGGCTGTAACTCTAACGCCGCAAAATAACAGCACATCGAATCAGACCATTACTGCAAGTGCCAGTATATTTTCCTCTGATTGGGTTGGCGAAGAGATAGAGTATACAGATTCAGCGGGAACGGTTCATCATATCGCTGTTGTTGCATATCTGTCAGGGACAACGATAACCGGCAAATTTGACACCGCTCCCTCTAATACAAATGCTCGAACAACTTGGAAAGAGCAGGTTTTTTCCAGCCGTCATGGATATGCTAGAAGCGTTGCTTTTCATGACCAGCGTTTGGTATTTGGTGGCTCAAGGGATTTGCCCAATCACATTTTTATGTCCAAGGTGGGTGAGTTCTTTAACTTTGATGTAGGAACAGGGTTGGATGATGAGTCTATCCAGATTCAGATTGCAGAAAACCAAGTATCCGAAATTAAAGCTGTTGAGTCATTTAGGCATCTGTCGATCTTTACATCAGAAGCAGAGCTTTATGTTCCAACATCGGAAAATAGGCCTCTGACGCCAAGTACTATTTCTGTGAAAAGGCAGACTTCATATGGAAGCTCTGGGGTGAATCCTGTCGATTTTGATGGCGCTCTTGTCTATCTGACAAAATCAAAGGGCGCTGTTCGAGAGTTTGTTTTTTCTGATTTAAGCCAAGCATATAACTCTGATGCTATCAGCCTTTTGTCTCAAGAGATGATTGGCACCATTGTTGATATGTCTGCTCAGCGTGAAGCACCAGATCAAGCTGAAGCCTATCTTTATACTGTAAACTCTGATGGTAACATGGCTGTCATGGTAAGCATTCGTAAAGAGCAGGTACAAGGATGGATGCAATATACGACTGATGGTACGTTCCAAAATGTTGCTACAGTCAATAGGCGTGTATTCGTTCTTGTTAGAAGGAATATGCCGTTAAGCAACGGGAATACCGAGTCCAGACTATTTATCGAGGAGTTTGATAACTCCTATCATCTTGATTGTGCTGAAAAGCAAACAAATGCCTCAGCCACTAAAAACTGGACCATTACAGCAGAGTCCGGTTTGCTAAATTATCCAGACATAAGGAATAGAGATGTCTCTGTTAAATCTGGTAATTTTGCTCTTGGTAGCTTTCCCGCAAATAATAGCGGTGAGATAACT